GACCTGGCGGGTCTTCTTCTCCTTGACCTTGATCGTGACCTCCTTGGCGTCGTCGCCCTCGCCCTTGGTCTCGGTCTTCTCGACGACCTCGGTGTACTCCTCGGGGACTTCGACGACCTCGACCTGCGCAAGGCCGACGCTGACGAGGTGCTGCAGCGGCAGCTGGTTGAAGGCCGTGTGCGGGGTGATCGGGCCGTCGCCGAGCTTCAGAAGCGCCCGACGCTGCGAGAGCGTCATCGCCGCCTTCTTCGGCCGGTTCGCGCGGGCCTCGGCCTTCGCGGCCTTGTCGGCCTCGCGGGCCGTCTTGACGGCGTTCTTCGCGGTGTCGACCTCGGCCCCGAGCTGATCGACGCGCTGACTCGCCTGGGCGACCGCGTCCTTGAGCTCATTGTGCTTCGCTTCGGCAGCGGCCTTGTCCTCGTCGGAAGCGGCCTTCGCGGCCTTCGCGGCCTCGGTCGCGGCCTTGCGGGCCTTCGAGAGGTCGGCCTTCGCGGCCTTCATGTTGTCCTGCGCCTGCTTGAGAGTCGCCTTCGCGGCGTCCTCCCCCGTCTGCTCGACGGTCTCATCGACTGCGGTGGGCATGATGCTCCTCTGTGCTCGTGTTGTGCGGGCTGTCCCCGCACCCAGTTCAAAGTTTACCATACGGCGGGTCCCGTGGGAAGGTATCCGTGCCTATTGATTATGTATCGAGCAGCACGGCGCGGGCGAACTCCATGACTTCAGCCATCACCGCGAGAGTGATGTGGTTGAACTCTCGAGGCCGGTACATCGTCACCTTCCGCTCTCCGACATCGACTTCCAGATGCGGATACGCGAAGTGCTGACGGCGCGCCTCCACTGTGGAATGCACACTGATGTCGAACCGCTCGTTGACCCACCAGCGCTTCGGGATGTAGAAGCGAAGACGGGGATCGTATACGAGGTGGATGTAGACATCCTCGACCTCGAATCCGGCGACACGCCGAGCCAAGCCCGGCGTGTCCGTGCGAATCTCGTCAGCCATCATCGCGAGGCGGCTTGAAGGGACGGTGCGTCGCTCCACGTTCGACGCGAACGTGGAGCGGCAGGCGGATGATCTTGTCGATCAGCTCCTGTTCATCGACGCTGGGCGTCGGCGGCGTCCTCTCAAGATTCCGCCGACGCCCCCTGCGCCGTTCCCTCCGGATCGTCTCATCGGCGGCCCCCGCCGCCATCGATCCGAAGCTTGGGATGATCCAACCCATCAGACCGCTGCCTGGTCCTTCGGCCAGACGACGCGCCACCCGCCGTAGCGGGGGTGATGGACGCTGGATCGGATCACGCAGCCCTCAGGTAGATCGAGCTCCATGAGATCCTGGATGGCTCGCCGCAGCTGGAAGTACCGCGCGTTCGACTCGTTCGATCGGGAGCCGACCCACGAGAAGGCGGGCCTGCCGGTGTCTCGATTCGGTTCCTCCTGGAGCACCCCCCGAGAGGGATGCTCGATAATGAAGTAGGTCGTGTTCGTCACTGCATCAGTTCCGGAAGGCCGACAGAACGTCGCCCGGCAGGAGGTGCAGGATCTCGCCGTCGCTGCAGTCGACGAACTTGTGCTCGCGCTTCAGCGTGTACGGTCCGGAGTTGAGCGGGGTCATCGCGAGGTGACCGTAGTCGGCGATCCGGAACGCGTCCGAGGTCGTGATCGGGCACGGGACTTCCGGGTACGACGCGCTGTCCTTGCCGAGCCACTCCTTCGGCGTGTCGGTCCCGGCATCGGCCTGCTCGGCGGGCCAGGCGAAGTCCGGCCGATCGGTCGGCGTTGCGAAGAGGCGGGCCTCGGGGTGCGACGGATCGTCGACCGTGCTGGCGACGGCCATGGCTGCGACGTGGAAGTCGCTCCAGCGCAAGCTGAGGCGCTCGCCGTCTCGCGTGATGCTGGTGTGAAGCGGCACTTCTGACTCCTTCGATCGGGGCGCGCCCGGTGCGCGCCACACTCCAAACTATACCACACCTGCGGTGCGGTGGGAAGGTATCGGTTCAACCCGAGAGCGCCTGCAATATCAATGCAGCGATCGCCAGTGCCACTATCAGCGTGGTGACGAGCGCGATCATGATCGCTGCGCTGAGTGCGGCGATTCCGCCGGCCTTCCGAACTGCTTCCATCGGTGACTCCTCCGATTGGACATGAGTGATGCGAATCTTATCGGTCGGCTCGTGCTCGAGCAACGAAGCAACTCGTCGCTCGAGCTCGAACACGTCGATGTTCCCGCGCGCGTACTCAGCGCGAGCTTCGTTTATGCGGCGGTCGAACGCTCGCGGTTCCACGCATCGACACCAGCTTGACCGTAGAAGCGGAATCCCATCACCGCTCGCATATGCCCGCCCATCCCAGTCGCTCCTGTATCCTTCTTACCACCGTGGAGCTTCTGGCTGATCTGACGCCACTTCGGAGATCGGCGGAGAGTGACAGCGAGAGCCGGATGTGCGGAGTGGATGATGCTGGTAGTGGGGTGCCCGATGAATCCGTTACCGGCAAGCTCTCGTTCTGTGAGGAATTCCAGGAAGCGCATCCCCACCCCTGCCCCCTGCCACTCAGGAACAGTGACGAATCGGCAGAACCGAGCTTCGCGCTTGCTCTGCCCCGTGACCATTCCACTGAGGCCAACGAAGCAGACGGGTTCGTCCTCGACGAAGCCAGTGAACGCAGTAGCGAATGCCATAGGCCCGGCATCGGGGAGGTAATGATGACGCTTGAAGTTAGCACTCCACGGTCCCCACCCGGTCTCCAGGATATCGAGAGCGATGGTAGGTCTCTTGAAAGTCGCCCTTGCGGGCGACTACCACCCCCCGATCTTCGGCGAACTGATCGAGCCCCTCCGCCGTGTCGATGAACCAGTCCGGCTCGATCCAGTCGAGCACGTCGTAGTGGCAGGTGAACAGGATGATGCTGCGCTCCTGCTTCCGCCATGCCTTCGCGAACGCGCCCGCGCCGACCTTCGCCACCTGGCGGTCGAGCACCGAAGTGAACTCGTCCAGGACGACGTCCTTCGTCGGCGACAGCAGGAGCTTCGCCATGTCAGCCCGGAAGCCTTCGCCCATCGACAGGACATGGCGTGGCCGGAGCCACGACGGCACCGAGCCGAGACCGACTGCAGCGAGGCTAGCAGTCGCTTTGGCGAAGCTGCCCTCCTCGTCGAGCGCCTCGATGATCGGCTGGTCCTCGGGCCAGTCGAACTCCGGCTCGACCCACCCGGCCTTCCGGAGCTCGCGCAGGATCGAGGACTTGCCGGAACCGGACGGACCGACGACCACGCCGATCTTCCAGTCCTGCTGCTCGATCGGCAGATCGGCCTTGAGCCGGAACCGCTGCCCGTCGGTCACGCCGACGTTGTAGAGTCCGCGCGCCCGCTCGGCGACGTAGCTGTCGTACGCGGGCACGCTCTGATCGACCTCGATGATCATGTGAACTCCAGCTTCCTCGGGATGTCGTAGCCCTGGTTCCGGAGTCGACGCAGGATACGCGCCACGATCCGGAACCCATTGTGCGAGTCGTACTCCATCTCCTTCGCGATCGCCTTCAGCGTCCAGCCGTCGACGTAAAGCTGGACGACCTTCCTGTGCTTCTCGTTAGGGATGTCACGCCAGTCCACGTCACACCGCCGTCAATCGGACCTGAATGTCCTGCTCGCCGAAGGTCTTCTTGCAGAGCTCGTAGACGCCCTCCTGATCCTCCTCCGACGTGCAGATGATGATCACGCCGTACTGCGGCGTGTAAACGTCGTCGGGCACGTTGTCGGCGGTTGGGGTGTCGGGCACGTGACTCGGCCCGTCGCCGTTCGTTCCGGCCTCCGGCTCGATGCCGTTGTCCGGCCCCGGCCCCGGAGTGAGATCGCGCGGCTTGCCATCGGCAAGCGTCTCCTTGCCGGACTCGATCGCTTGCTCGAGCGGCGAGAGCGCGCTGTCGTATCCCGTGCCCCCGAGATCGGGCAGGCTCTGGAGGAGCGCGGTCAGCTTCTCCTCATCGGGATCGGCCCTGCGCGCGGTCTGATTGTCCGCGAGCATGATCCGGAGCGCAGACTCATCGTCCACGTCTTTCCAGATCACAGGGATCTCCTTCATCCCCTTGGCCTTCGCGACCCGGTAGCGATGGTTACCGGCGACGATGTAGCCGGTCGACTTCTGCGCGGTGACCGCGCCGTACCAGCCGTTGACGTCGATGCTCTCGTCGATCACGGCCTCGTCGCCCCGGTTCGGATTGTCCGGGTGCTCGCGGATGACGTCGAAGTCGCCGTCGATCTTGACGACTTCATACTCCTGGTTGATCGCCGTCATCAGTTGACCCACATGGCGATCGATGCGTCATCCCTGTGCCACCGGATGCGCGACGCCATCTTAAGTGCGTAGCCGTAACCCTGATTGCGCTTCGCCCAGTCACCCATGCCGAGTTCGACGACCCGCACGAGCTCAGTCTGCTCGGAATGCGGCGAGTAAACGGCAACGTAGTCACCGATGCCGATCTGCGGACCCGGAGCCACCTCGTAGGTGTAGATCTTCGAGTGCCCGTGGAACTGGATCTGGACGTACCTCGTGCGATCCAACTCCGCGATGCGCTGATCGATGGCCTGGTGCTGGCGACGGAGCTCGTCCTGCTGCTCCCTCAACTCTTGAATCTCCGACACTGCTCCTCCTTCGATTACGGGGCACGGCGTGCACCCCACCCACGGAGTATACCATACGGAGGCTCCGATGGGAACCCCCGCATGGCATATTGATGTGCTAACGACCACCAATGAACATGGTGACCTCCCTTCGTTGCTGGACCTAACTCCCCGTCGAGCCGAAGCCCCTCGGCCCGCGATCGCTGGCGCTGAGCTCCGCCACCTCCTCGATCTGGAGCCCCACGGAGGAAAGGTGGAACGGGATGAGTTGCGCGATGCGCTCGCCTCTCTCGACCTTGCTCTGACGCCCGTTCAGGCTCTGGCAACCGGCGAAGAGGGGACCGCGATAGCCGTTGTCGATGATCCCCTGCGTGACCAGGATGCCCTTGTTCCGGATGGTGCTGGAGCGACCGGTGAGCATCGCCCAGTAACCGCGAGGCAGTTCGACGTGGATGCCCATGGGCACGTCCGCGAACCCTCGGTATGGGATCACGGTATCCTCTGCGACGTAGAGGTCCCACCCGGCGTCACCTTCGTAGACGCGGGTGGGCGCGCAAGCGGCGTCGCCGATCCACTTGATCGATGGCGCGAAGTCGTCGAGGTTGCCGATGGTGAGTCCGACGTCCTGCGCGGCCTTGAGTTCGCGATTTGCCCCATGCGAGTCTTCCCAACCGTCGAGCTGGCAGAGCGCGTCGTGATGTCCGAACCAGATCTCCGTCACGCACTTGTCGACCAGGTCGTGATACTGCGGCGTGTCGCGGAACGCGATGCCCATCTCGGCGGACATGGCGACGAGCTCGGGCGTCGCCAGGACCGCCGGGTTGAAGACCTCGTGACCGGCTCGCCGAAGCTTCTGCTCGGCGTAGTCGAAGGCCGGTCTGTTGTCGTTCGGGTAGCCCGACATCGGGCCGCTCAGGACGATCCTCATGCTCCGGCTCCCCAGATGAAGCCATGGCCCTCGTCGGTCCGACCGTAGTGCCGACCGGGATGCCCCTGGTCGAGTTCGCACTTGACGACCTCCCCCATGTGATGCTGCTCGCCGACGGCGTCCCCGAGCGTGTGCATCGCATTGCAGAAGGTGCCCGGCTGGACGACGACACGCATCATCGTGTCCGCCTCCGCTACCGGAGACTCGTCTTCGATGAGGCCTAGAAGCAGGAGGTGGTACACGACAACGTCGCGGATCCTGCTCTCGATGCTCTCGCTCTTCACACCGCCTTCGCGGATGAAGGTGTCGATCGCGCGCTGGTGCTTCTTGACGTACGTCGCCCAGACCTGGAACGGCGTCGTCCCCGTCTCCTCCGCAACGTCCTTGAAGTCCGCGAGCGTATCAAGCTCGCCCGCGTACTCCAGCCCCTTCGTCGCGCGCAGTTCGCGAATGGCGTCGAACTCTCGCTCGATGAGTTCGCTCATCCTCTCGTAATGCATCCTGCCTCCCCTACTTGAGATCGATGACTGAGTGTGGCCCGGTCCCGAGCATCGTGACCGGTGCTTCTGCTTCGTACTCCAGCTGGTCGATCATGGCCAGCACCTTCGGATACCGCTTGATTGTCTTACCGTTCCGCTCCCAGATTCCAGCGAGTCCGTGGATTGAGGGATCGACGTAATCGCAGAAGGTGAGCGCGACGTCCGTCGCCCCATTCACCTTGCAGGCTTCCCACGCCTGCGAGTAGCTGAACGTCGCGACACGCCGCACCTTCTTCGTGACAGTCGTGCGCTCGCTCTCCGGGTCGACGCCGAGATCGCTCCACTCGATCTCGTCGGACTCATCGTGGAACGGTCCGCTCGGCCCTGCGACGCGGATCGGGTATGTCCGGAACACGACGATCACGGAGTCCATCTTCTTCGCTGGAAGTCCGCACTCTGCGAGCAGTCCCGGAGCCGTCGTGTTGCGAGAGGTCACGTACGGGAAGTCGCCGGTCGTGAGCGACAGCCCGTAGCCCTGCGTTCCTTCCGCGAGGATCCTGTTCGCGTCGTTCTTCGGAAGAGTTCCGAGCAGGATCGGCACGTTCGCGATTCGGACGAGCAAGGTCGTAGCTTCGTGTCTTCTCCAGTACTCGCCGACCTGAACGCAGTCCTCTCGGCGCATCACTCTCGCCGCCTGCGCTGCGCCGATGCCCTCTCTGGCGATGGTGCTCGTTGAGCCGATGCGCTCGGCCAGCCCGGACTCCTGCTCCTCCTCTATCTGCTCCTCCGTGATGATGTGCGCTCGAGGATCGATATAGAGCTGGGGCGAGGGCATCCCATTCCGCGCGCGCCAATCAACGAGACGTCGCATCTCGTCCTGCAGGATGCGCGGGCTGATCAGCGCGCCTGGCCCGAGATAGATCTCCGACTGGGGATTCGAGTACGCGCCGCACGGGATCTGCTGGACGACGTGCTTCTCCCAGTCGACCTGCAGCTCCTGCGTCCTCCGATCGACGTGCTCATCAGTCGCGGTGTAGAGCGTGTGACCGGCGTTCGCCGCGCCAACGCGAATGTGGTGCTTGTGCGCGCGCCCGATGTGACCAGCGATGAGTCCCTTGCCTTCGGAGCCGTATTGACCCCCGACTAAAGCTGTGATCATTCCGAGCTCCTCCTTACGATTTCCTTGCCGTCGACGTAGACGATAATCTCCTTGGTCGAGGAGTCCTCGATGACCGCGACCTCCGTGTCCTTCTTCGAGGACGCCGTGCAGAACATCGCGGTGATCAGGATAGCCGTCACACAGATGACGACGAGCATAGCCATCGTCATGCGCTCCGCTCCACTTCGCGTATGTGACGCATCTCCGTCAGCTTGAAGGTCCGTCGCCGGTTATCGCCCATCTCGGGACGCGGATCTCCACTGCGCGTCACGACATACGCGTTCAGGACCCAGTGCCCTGCGTCGACTCGCGTCGATGACTCAGGCACGAACTCGATGCTCTCCGGCTCGACTACGTAGCTGTAGTCGATACCCTTCCAGTTCGTATAGACGAACTCAAGATTCACTCTCGCCCCTCGATCTTAGTATGCGATACCAGAGATGAAGCTGCGCATCCTTCGAGTGGATGCTGCCACCCTGCATCGCGATTTTACGTCCCGCTAACTGCGCTCGCGTCGGCTTCTTGATGTACGCTCCTTGCTCGACTACTGGGATCCTAAAGAAGTGAGCCACGACCTTCAGACCGCCGATGAGCTGGCTGGTCTGAAGCTTGCTCCACGCCTGCTTCTTCGCTTCCCACTCGTACAGGATGAACTCTTCGACGATCAACTCCTGGACCTCGTCCAGGGTCATCATGCGAACTACACGATCGACGGCCTCACCGGGACGCCACTCGCCCGATGTCACCGTAGCTCCGTCAGGGGAATACGCCCACCCGACGTGTTTATCACCGGGATCGATCGCCAGCCGCTTCAGTTCATGCATAGAGCGAGCTGACCGTTCCCGAGATACGGATTCGGGCAGTAAATGATCTTCGTGCCCTGAAGCAGGATGACGTACTCGTAGTCGAAGGGATGCTCCGACAGCAACCCGTAGGGTGTCCCAGTCAGAACGACCATCTCTATACAGCGACGGTCGCTTGGGGATTCCATCGAGTCTTGTCCCACCGGTCTATGTCGACGCCCATCTCGATGTCGAAGAGTTCGGACATGAACGGAGCGCCGAAGTCTGCGATCTCCTTGGCGATCTGATCGCCCTCGTCCAGGAGGCACTCCAGGACGACGGAGTCGTGCACGGTCAGGATCATCTGACCGGGCCAGCGCTTCTCGATCTCCCCGAGCCAGATCCCGAACGCCTCGGCGAGGCTGCCCTGGACGCGTCGATTCCACGCGGTATTGGCGTAGTCGCGCGGGCCGAAGTAGCTCTCGACCTCATATCGCGTGCCAGGTAGAAGGGTGACGCGCCCGATCGCCTCCGCACGACGCATGCTGGAGTAGTATTCGCGTTGGAACTCGGGGTACTTCCGACGCCAGTCCCGGATGATCTGCTCACATCGACCCATCGGCAGGAGCTTGCCAGTCATCTTGTCGACGATCTCCTGGAGGTGCGCGGGGCCGATCTGGAAGATCGCGCTGAAGTTCACGCGCTTGCCGATGTCCCGCTGCTCCTTCCAGTCCGGCTGGTCCGGCGTCGCCTTGATCACATCGATCGTGGTCTCGGAGTGGAAGTCGACTCCCTGAGCGAGCATGCTGAGCATCAGCTCACACTGCGAGTACTTGCTGGCGACTCGAAGTTCGGCCTGCGCGAGGTCCAGGTTCCAGAGTCCCTTCGCTGGATCCGGCGAGTAGATGAACTGTCGGACTCCAGGCACGCCCTCGATGTTCTTGTCGGCCTTCGGAATGGCCTGCAACTGGACGCGCTCGACGCTCATTCGACCCGACTTCACGTGGCCCTGGCGGAACATCGTCCGAAGGCGACCGTCGTGGCCGATCTTCTCCACGTAGCCGTGATACCACATACTCACGGCCCTGCGCTTCTTCGTGACCTCCGCGAACTCAGCTGCGAAGGGGACGTCGTCCGCGACCCACTTGCGGACCTGGACTTCGTCCATCCGGGCCTTCCCGGTCTTCTCGCTTCGCGACAGTGGCTCGAGACCAAGCTTCCCGAAGAAGTACGCGTGGGACTGCTTCGGTTGGCAGAGGAACGGCATTGTCGCCTCGATGCGAGCAGCCTGGGAGAGCAGGATGTCGCCGGCCTTGACCGACTCGTCCGCGTCGTACGGCATGCCACGCTTCTCCATCCCGTATAGCGCTCGTGTGAGATCGAAGGCTCGAGCAGCGCGTTGGAGCTCCTCGGTCGCAAGGATGCCATCGACCGGCCTGAGCCGCGCCACCTGGTGACGGTAGAGCCGCGCAGTGTCTTCGGCGTCAGTGGTCACGTACGGGCGGACGATCTCCCATGGCGGGAGGTCGTATCGATTCGGCGCGTGGCCCTCGGACTTCAGCCAGCCCTTGAGCGCATCGAGTCCTTGCTTGCCCCCGAGGCCGAGTCGCTGCATCGTCGAGTCGAGACCCTTGTCCTCCTTGGGATCCAAGATCACCTGCACCTGCATCGTGTCCCAGAACTTCTGGTCGATGTAATCTCGTCCGGGCCAGTGCCGCGTGCCGACCCGCATCATCGCGAGGTCGTACTTCGCGTTGTGCATGACGATCGGCCGGTCGACGAGCCAGTCGAGCAGGTACTCCCAGTCCTCGCGCGGAAGGTTCGGATCGTCAGTCCCGAACCCGAAGACGTCGAGGCTCCCCTGGGCGAACGCGATCTTGTCGCGCTGGCCTTGATCGAACGGGAGACCGATGCTCCAGACCTTACCACTGTCGTCGACGTGGGCAAGCGCGACGCACGCGACACGCGCGTGCTCCGGAGGATCGGGGTGCAAGCCGGACGTCTCAGTGTCCAGCGCGACCCACGGGAGATCAGGAAGCTGGAGTGGCACGAACGATCTTGGTGAGTCCCCAGTTGGGGACGTCTTCCTCCGTGACCGTGATCTCCTCACGGTCGGTCATCGACTGGATGAGACGACGGTACGCGCCGGTGTTGCAGCTCCCCTGACGCTCGACGATCTCCAGGTAGAGCTTGTTCTTCGACAAGCCCGACGGGTTCTCCTGGAGGATCTGGAGCGCAGTCTGGCGCGCGGTTGACTTCGTCTGGGGCATGATTCCTCTCACTCGTGTTTGCGTGTACGCCCTTAAAGTTTACCGGACGGGGGGTCTGATGGGAACCCCTCTGAGCGTATTGATTGCGCCCCGACTGGGGGACTGGACGTCCGGCGTGGACGCTGACCGGCTGAGAAGATCGCGGGCGGGTGAGCGCCTGCGGCTGCGCCCGCGCGTAAAGGCACAGATGCCGGGGAGGGGCCACAGGGTCCAAGCCCCGGCGTGACGGGGGGCCTGAGAGTCCACGACGTAGTCCACCTCAGAGTCCACTTTTATATTTTTATAGTCCACCTTCGCATTGGAAAGGGGGGAAGGGGCAGCCCACGAAGCTTCGTGAGAGGTCCAGAACTCAATAATTAAGAGCGTGGCCCCGAAAACCAAAAGAGTGGGGCCACTCACGCGGCCTCCTCAGACTGATCTTCGTAGAGGTCATCGCTGAGATTCATATGCCCGAAGATCAACCCGATACGGTCTATGATCTCGCGAGGGACAGTCTTCGTCTTACCGCTGGTGTAGTTCGTGATGCTCTTCTTGTCTACGCCAATCTGCTCGGCGATCCACGTGTATGTGATTAGATCGCCTGCGACCCCGCCACCCTCGCCCGACGCCTCCTGGACTTCCTTCTTCGAAGCGAGCATCGGCATGATATTCGTCTGCAGCCAGTCGCGGAATGGATCCGCCGGCAGTCGATCAGCCTCGTATTCGATGCGGTGTCGCTTCCATGTCCACGCGAACTTCCCGCGCTCAAGCCGTCCCCGCTCGCGGGCCTTGGCGCGATTCTCTTCGAGATTCCCTTCCCACCACGTGCGGTTGTACTCCGACACCTTCTCGGGATTCTTCTGACGCCATTTCTTGACGCGCTCCTTGCTGCAATCCTTGCAGTAGGAATCGATGCGCACGCTGCGGGTTCCGTCCTCCCGCTTGCGATTGATAACGTAGAAGTTATCCTTGCTCGTGTAGTGGCCGGGGATCCCTAAGCTTCGAACCCCGACACACCAGCGTTCATCGGGACCCATCAGTCGAGTGCGAGCTCGAAGTAGAGATCCTCGATGGAACCACCATCGTCCCCGAGTTGCAGCGCGAGGTGCGCCGGTATGCCTCCGGACCCCACGTTCGCGGCACCCGCCCGCTCCGTGCACCAGTTATCTACCCAGCGGGCCACCCGGCCCGCCGCGTAGATTAGCCGCGCCCTCATGCGCGCGACTTGTTGAAGGTGGGACCCGGCTTCGTGTCATGCTGGGTCATGCCGATGTCCTCGAGGAAGGTGCGCGTGCGCTCCGGCCCGAGCTTCCTCCCGGCGATGCACGCCTCGGTGAAGCCACACTTCCAGCCGCACCTCTCCCCATCGGGGGACCGTGGCGCGTCGTAGACGACGTCGATCACGTCGCCCTCAGAGGTATGCGAATCGATCACGATCGTCTCGATGCGACGTTCGTGATCGGCGTACGCCCCGGCCATGATCTGGTAGGCCTCGTTCGCCATGGTGGCGAGCTCCTGGTCTGTGCGAACAGTGATGTGCCTGAGGTGGCGCTCCTCGAGCGACATGTCGCGGACGAGACGGTAGGTACGCACGAAGTTGTAGATCGCGCCGCGAATGTCGAGACCGAGCTGAGTCTTCGCGAGATGCGCGTAGATCCCAGTCTGGTCCTCCATGTCGAAGTCCTTCTGCTTCGGCAGGTTCTTGCACGTCTTGTGGTCAACGATCCACAATCCGCCGCCGAGGCGCTTATCCTTGACCAGGAGATCGGTCGTTCCTGCGAGGTCGATGCCCGGCCCGAGGTTGCACGTCATCGGCATCTCGATCTTCACGATGTCCCAGTTCGAGAGATCTTCGACGAGCCACTGCTCGATGTAACCGGTGTACATCCACTCGACCAGCTCCTGCCGCTCCGACTGACGTCCCTGATCGTCGTAGAGGTGCAGGTTCGCAGCGTTCCAGAAATCACTGACCTCGAGCTGTTCGACGAGGTTTCCCTCCTGCGCGCCCATGATCACACCGTAGTGCGACTCCATCACCGAGTGGAAGAGCGTGCCCCTAGCCAGAGCTTCGGCCTCGTCGTCGGCGGGCACCCGCCAGTTCTCGATGTAGGCGAGCTGATGCTTCAGTCTGCACTGCCTGTACGCGTCAATCTCGCTATACGAGACGACCTTGTTCCCCGTCGATGACATCGATGTCACCCTCCTTGATGCCACGGCTCCTCCGCAGCAGTAGTTCTGATAGATCCTCGCCACAGTCCCAGTAGCGATTCTGTCCTCCACCTTGCAGCTTGAAGTCCTTCCGTCCGATTCCCTTCTTCCCGCCGAGACCGAGCTCGCGAGCCTGCTGTTCGAGCGCCGCTGAAGATTCCACTCGCGAGTTGATCTTCTTGCCGCCACGCGGCTCGCGGACCCACCACTCCGACAGCAGCTTCGGTGAGAACCAGACGTGGCCGTCGTCCTTGTGAACGAAGGCCGGCGTGGCCACCCTCTTGTGAATAGGGTCCGGTCCGTCGGGCTTTTCCAGCCACCCGGTGGCGGAGAGGCAGAGCGGAAGAAGCTTCAGAGTGAGAACGTTCTCGCGGCCGGAGTAGATCCTGGTTCTCTCCGACACCCACTCGTCCACTCGCTCAACGATACCCGGCACCAGGCCCGAAACCATTCCTCGAAGGATTCTGGCCCCCACACGGAGGATGGCGAGTGCGTCGGCGTGGCGACCGGAGCCGCCACGGAGTTTCTTGAGATCCTTGATCCACTCTTCCTCGCCGAGAGCCAGCTCGACAAGGGAACCAGCAAATTCGGTGAGGTCGGGATGTTCGGTACGAAGATTGACGATGTCATCCCACTGAGGATAATCGCCATGGGCTGAAGTGCGCCCGGTAGGAGAGGGCACGTCGAGCAGGATGGCGCGATCAACCAAGGCCTTTTGGTCGTGTAGCCCAAGGCTTTCGCCAGACACCACCAGCGCAGATCGCAGTTGCGCCACGACTTGGGCATGGTTGCCGTCGCCTTTCTTTACGAGGGATCCTCCGACCGTGACATTCCGCAGGAGCTCGCCGAGGTCGTCCAGATCATCGAGGTCATCGACCCACACGATCCCATTGTGATGGGCAGATAGATAGTCACGCAGCGCCGCCCGAGTTGGATTCGACTGACCGGATGTAGACCCGGAGAGTTCGAGCAGCAGCGCGAACATGCCCGTCGTCTTGCCTGACTCACTGGAAGCCTCCAAGGCCATGAAGGGGAACTGCGAAGACCTCGCCTGGATCTGTGGCTTCAGGAAGGTGGCTGCCCACCACGAACCAAACACAGATGCGACCACTTCGTCGTGAAAGGTAAGCACTTCCGCCAGAACTCGTCGTGCTTCGTCTCTTCCAGCGTGACCGTAGCGATAAGGTGCCCATCCACGTATACTTGGATCCGGTCGGACATGCTCGAAGACGGACGGTCCTGAGGCACGGATGATCCCCTCGTGAGTGATGAATGCTTCCGACTCCGCGTGCCACCCGAGCGCGTCGGCAGCGATCATTTCCTCCGCTCCCTGCGCGCGCAGGTACCTGAGCATCCGAGTCGTCGTGCGCATGCGCACCGGGAACATCGTGTCCGGTTCGCCGATGGACGCACCGTGCGACGCAAGCCACGCGCCGAGCGCACGTGCATCGGAGATCGTCTTCGCCGGTAAGTGATCCTCGAGCGTGTCGCCGTCCGGGAAGCGGAGTTCGACGGAGTAGACATGATCGTCCTCACCGAACACGATGCCCAGGACACGGATGTCGCAGTCGCACCACGTCTGAAGGCCCATCATGTAGTCGTCCTTGCCGACCTTCGCACGGGTCTGGACGAGGATGCGCGTGCCGCCGGAGACTAACCATCCAGTCTCCTCCGACGGCGTCATCAGATCGGATCGCCACGCGTCCGCGCCACCCTCGTCGAGATCGAGCGGAGCCTTCCCCTGCTTCGCTTGTTCGGTCGTCCAGATGGATTCGATCAGCTTGGCGACCTCAGCCTCATCGAGACCGGGTACCTTCGCTGCAGCCTCGCGAACCATCAGTTCGTAGGCATCCTTGTGCGGCATGTGCTTCGCGTAGTGACCCGCGACCTTGGACAGCCAGTCGTTGCGCTTCCCCTCCTTAGCGGGATTCGCTAGGAGGTGCGACAGCATCGACCGAGTCTCGCCGCCTTCGGAGCTGGGTTTCTCCAGGAGCTCCTTCGGGCATTCCTGGAGCGTCTCCGGCCCCCGGACCCACTCGTATACGAAGCCCGTCTCGTGAACGGACGGTGGTGCGATCACGCCGCCACCCTCAGCCCGGATGTCCCACTTCCCGGTCTCGTCGACGACGGACTGGTTCCGGACCTGCATGTTCGGCGGCAGTCGGAAGTAGTAATGATAGCCCTTGCGCGTCTTCACGCAAGCCGTGGCGTCCATCGCCGAACCGATGCGCTGGTGCCAGCTGTCCTTCGCCTGCTCATCGTCGCAGTCGAGGACGAGCAGCTGGGACACTGCGCCAGTGACGAGGAAGATGTTCCTGGGCTGGCCGAACCACTCCCGGACCATTCGCTCTGGGACCCGCTCGGTCTGGAATTTCTTCCAGGACATCGTCGGGCTCTTCCCACCGAGTGGCGCGGCTATCGGCTGCCACCCTATCGTGAGATACTGGAGTGCTGCGGGGAGTTGATCGCTCACGCCGCGTCAGCGGGAGCCGATCGGAGGTCGGCGAGGTTCATCTCGAACCCGACCAACATCCGCTCGACCGACTTCCCGACCGAGCGACACGCGGGGCACTGCGCCCGTGAGTGATGCGACTCCTTCGGGATCGGCTCGAAATTAATCCCGTGGGTGTGCTGGTTGACCACGGTCAGATCGGGCATTCCCGACACGCCGTAGTAGTCCCCGCATTCGGGGCAGATGTAGACTTCGACGACCATTGCTCCTCCTAGCCGAAAGGACCTGCTTACGTTCACGCGGCGACTGGGCCTCCCACCTGCAACCGTCCGCAAGGACAATTCAAGCCCAGTCGCCACGTCAACGCCCCCGGTGCGAGCGGGGACGCTGGCGCTTCGGCTAGAAGATCACTTCGTCGGCGGCGGGGCCACCGCCACCCGATCCGGGAGCCGCCGACGACACGGCGGAGTCCGGGAGCTCGAAGTCGGAGTCCTTGGTAAGGACCTTCTCGACCTGGTTCGTCATCTCGCCGGCCCTGGGCGACGGGGCCTGGATCGTGCGCGTCGAGAGCTGGAGCCGGACGATGCCGCCGATCATGTCGTCGGTATCCGTGTCCAGCGGGACCTCGAAGGCCTTGTAGGTCTCCTGCATCTTGAAGGCAGCCGCCTCGGAGAGCGACGTGTTGTTCCACTGCCGACGTCCGACGTGCGGCTCCTCGACGCACTCGTACTCCCACGACCAGTACGGACCCTTCGGTCCGGACCGCGTCGCGTCGACGTCCCGCAGACGGAAGTGGTAGACGCCGTCGGGCATCGGCTCGAAGCCGCTCGACGCCTTCTCGGTCTGCTCCTGCATCTTCTTGTTCAACTTCGCCATGTGATCGTCCCTTCTGGTCTGGCTACGCCGTGACCTGATCTGTTGCGACCGCGTCGGCCTGGCGAGCCTGGCGGTCCTTTGCGTCCTGCATGATCTCGTCCGTGTCCGAGTCCAGCTCGCCACGGACGTACTGGATGGCGCGATCGTACGTCGGCAGGATGAGCCATTTCGGCAGAGCCTTGTAGCGATCCTTGCCGCGCCACTTGCTGTGGGGCTTCGACAGCCCCAGGTACTCGTCGATGTCGTCGATGGGCACATACCGGGTGCTCGTGACCAGCACAATGTCCATCCACCCGATCAGATCGTTCTGAAGGCCGGGTGTCACGCCCGGCTGATAGACGACCTTCCCATCGTCGTCCTGCTCGCGACGCTGTAGTGCCGTCATGCCGAAGTGGCACGGCAGATCACGGTACTTGCGGACGAGCTGACGCGTCATGTCGTTCACTCGACGCCAGTTGTCCTGATCCATCGTGAGCGGGTCACGATCCTGTCCCCGACGATTGGCCTTCTGCACTGCATCGGCCTTCTCGAGATCGGCGAACTTCTTCTGGATCTCCGTGATGGAGTCCCAGCCGACCCCGAGCCATGCCTTCGGGTCCTTGTGGAGATCGTCCCGGATGTTTGCCCAGAGCTGCTCCAGACCCTGCATCGTGATCTTCTCGTCCGCGTTGTCCGGGTCCGGGTAGATCGTGATGTTCTCGACCGGGAAGTCCTCGCCGTAGACCTCCTGACTCCATCGCTGGAGTGCGGATGCCTTGATGCCCTGCTCGGCGTTGACGAGCAGGACCTTACCGAATCTCGCGAGAGCTGCGAGGTCTGTCGTCTTCCCGGTGCCTCCGTCACCCATCCAGAGGATGTTGACGGGTTCCTCCTCCGCTGTTAGGATGCGCGGTATGGCTCCTCCTTCGTCCGTGCCTGGCCCAATGCCGTGGCACGTTCCCGGATTTTACTCGCACGGAACGTCCGTAGGAAGACGGGGTGTCCCCCTCCGACGGCCCTCATGCCCACGACTCGAATCTCCGTCGTACCTTCCACTCCAACCACACCCATGCGAGTAGGAGCGAAGTGATGACGAGCGCGGTGGCAATCACTCTAGTGGCTCCACCGGCATGCGGTGTCCATCGCCGCACACAGTCGCCGCTCCACTCACTCTCCACCCATCGGGAGTCCGCTGGTGCGTGAACTCCGTGCGCTCGATTGGTTTCCCACACTCGGGGCACGGTGGCGCGGCTAGCTCGATGAATTCGGTACGTGTGAGATCCATCATGTCCTCCATGACTTCAGTAGATTACCGATTGCGGCTACGGCGAGGAATAGGACCCACCCGGGACTCCAGTAGCGGTTCCCGATGCGGATCCGACCTCTCACGGCTCGATGATGAAGGCCTGGCCGTCGCAGAACGGGCGTAGCTGTTGACCCATCAGCTGTCCGGAACGTCGATTGTCAGTGGGACTGATGTAAGCGATATCACTACTTCCTCCGCCCTCGGCGCTTGATGCAGGAGGATACTCATCGCGGTCAAATCCACTTCGAGCCGGGTGATTCTGCAGCGCATCATGTCGGTGAGAAGCTGCTGCAGAGCGTTCGATGTGAAGGATTCGCGGAGCTCCTCCAGCGACGGCTTCGCGTTCATGAGCGATAGTCTCCTTCATTGTGTCGTTATTCATATCGACCACGACTGCGACCGAGAGCCGCAGACACGACTCTCCTGGCTTCGCTGGCGTGCCGACCCCTGTCGGAGCTGGGGGCGATTGCCCCGTGGCGAGGCCCGCCACTGCGGCGATGACGGCAGCCACGCAGAGGAAAACGATGGCGAGGTAGAGGAACGCGCGCTTCATGAGTGGTCCTCGTCCTGCGGGGGACGAGCCTCAATGAACCGCACCGGCACGTAGCGCTCTCTGTCGTGGGTGCATTGCATCGGCGGGTCCATCGGGTGATACGAGGTCGGCTCGCCACAGTCGGGGCAGACATCGACGTGAATCGAAAGCGCCTCCTCCTGGTTCTGGGCGGCAGAGCCGGAGGAACGGGCAGCATCGAGAGCGACGATGGCGGCCTCGGCTTCCGCGTTCCAACGCGCCCGGTCCTGCGGCGATGAGTCGTCATAGCGGAAGTGCAACGCTCGCGCGACCGCTTCTGTCTCGGCCTCTCGGCCACCTACAGGATCAGGCATCAGAATCCCGTCCTCGCGTTCGCGAGCTCAGACAGCTCACCCGCAAAGAGATCGATGCACTGCGGACGGAGGATGCCGCCGATGACCTTCGGCGGATGCGATGTGTCAGCGAGGAGTGTGATTCCCGTGATGCAGCGCTCCCGGAACAGTGCGGGCAGGTCATCACGGTAGGAGCCGAACAGGACTCGCGAGATGTGCGAATGCAGAATCGCGCCGCAGCACATGATGCATGGTTCGTGCGTGCTGTAGATCGTGCACCCGTAGAGCAGGCCCTTCTTGATGCGACATGCTTCCTGGATGGCCAGGACCTCCGAGTGGCGGGTCGGGTCCGTCGGCAGCTCGGATCCGAAGGATTCAGCCACGGTATGGCCCATCTCATCGGTGATCACACATCCGAACGGGCGATGACCGAGGTGTTCCGCGTGGCGTGCGATCTCGATCGCTCGAGCCATGTGGACCTTGTCCCAGTTGACGCGGGTGCGGTGTTCAGTCGTCATCATCATCCTCGTCTGGTGGGTCCAAGTAGGGGCCGTCGTTCGCTCTGTCGTAGCCAATGATCTGCCGATGGAGCCAACGACAGAGCCAGTGCGCGAAACCCTCCATCGGCGGGGATGCCGAGATGGGCTGCGGACCGAAGGGAGTCATCATGACTCCCGCCTGCGCCGCCTCCTTGTCGACGTCGAAGCCGCACTTCTGCGCCACCTCCTCCGGAACTGCGCCGTTCAGGATGGCCTGAACAGCCGCGCGCCGCTGCACGTCGAGTGCGTTCTCACGCTTCGCATTGAAGTGCTGATACGCCTCCTCCGCGATCTCGAGCATCGTGAGATCGTCGGGTGGTTCAGGCGGCAGCTTCGACATCCAGTTCCTCTCGCGGACCCAGGGTCCATTCGGTGACCGGGCGCGACCCGGCGGTGGACTTCGGCTCGTTCTGGCGACGGTAGATCATCTGTGCAGTCGTGCTGAACGATATCGTCGTCCGGCAGTGGTTGCACTGATGCATGACCACCTCGCCGGTGAGCATGTCGTAAATCGGATCACCGTTCTTCTTGTCGTAACCGATCAGGACGCGTGGTCCGTAGTTCGGATTGTGGTGTACCGACTTCAGCTCCATCGGGTCACCGCACTTCGGGCAACTGGCCTCCGCGAACTCTTCGTTCAGGAGACAGTCGACAAGGTTGACCGCCTTCTCGGGATCCGTCCTGCCCGCCTGCGGGACCTGAACCGACGCCATCCCTCCCCCGGCGTCGGCCCCCTTGCAGCCCCTACATCCCGAGTTCGCCCACGCGGGCACGTAGAAGGTCGTCACCATCATGGCCCTGCGGCAGATCCCGCAGGGCACGAACTTCACAGGCTTCTTATCTGTCTCGATGCTGAACGGGAGCGCGATGTCGTAGAACTCCGCCGGGAGGAGCTTGAAGTTCTCCTCCGCGAGATCGGGGTGGAACTTATCGGTCGCGCCGTTCTCGGGATTAACCTTCACTCGCTCCTCCTTCAGTCATCAGCGCCGGTCCCATGCGACGCTCTGCGGGGTCAACATGGCGAATGAACTCCGCCGGTAGGGCGATGAACTTCCCGAGCGGACCGAGGTTGAAAGCGAACGCGCCCTCGTTCGTCTTCCCGAGATACTCCCCCCGGAGCTCGCCACTGATGTACTGATTGCGCACGGCGTAGCGGAAGGTCACCGTGTAGGAGTGACCCATCCGCATCTGCGTGAGCGCGGTCACGCGGCCTCTTCCTCGTCGGCGAGCACGCGCGTGCGCCGGACCTGTCCCGCCCGATCGACGTACTCCACGACGTGCATGTCGCTGCCGGTGGGATCGCGATAGACTGCCGCGACCTGACCGGTGTACTCCCAGCGACCGACGCGGACGAGCCGCTCGTCGCCGATGCTCTTCTGGAGCACTTCGCGGTTCTTGCCTTCACGACGGAGGACCGCCGCGTCGAGGTACTCCTTCCATCCGTACTGCTCGGCGATCTGCATCGGGGTCTTGATGAACCCCTCGTCCTCGTTGCCATTGATCACGTAGCGGATCTCGACGCCCATCAGGTGCGCCCTGATGAGCTTACCCCGCAGGGTGGCGTCGTGTCCCATGGCGAACTTCGCCTTGACGCCGGTCGGGATCGTCGCGCATCCGCACGGGCACCCGTAGTGCTCCGTCATCGCATCACCGGTGACCGGGCGCGTGACCATGTTCAGGACGACACGATGCGAGTCCGTCGTGCGGAAGCCGAGCGACGTGTCGTCGGTCACCTTCCATCGGTTCGCGTTAAACTTCGGCACTCCGCTCCTCTCGTCGAGGGCACGCGGCGCGCGCCCACCACACCAATTTTACCATAGGTGCACCTGGACGGGAACCCAGATACCACTACTGAGCCATGGCTCGAAGCTCGGCCACCCCCAGTGCCTTCATCTGCTCGTCGGTCTTCGCTCCCAGGAAGCGCTGAACCCGCTGGTCCATCGTCCCATTGGCGATCAAGTCGATGACCATGACCGGTCGGTCCTGGCCGATACGGTGGATCCGGCGGATAACCTGCTCGTTCCGCGATGGGACCCACGACTTCTCGAGCCGAATGATCTGATCGCAGCCGGCCTGATGCAGCGTCATACCCTCGCGGATCGTGTCGATGGTCGCGCACATCGTGAAGGTCTCGCCTCGCTGGAAGGCGCGGATCTCCTTGGTGCGCGTTCCCGAACTCACGCCCCCGTGGATCAGAGAAGCTCGCTGCCCCGTGGCGCGTTCGGCCCAGTTGCGAGCCGCTTCAACGGAGTCGCGGAAGTGCGCGACGACGATCGTCTGACGCGGTCGATCCCGCAGCAGATCGAATAGGACGGCGTACTTCCCGGTCGGCTTGAGCTTCGGATTTGCGAACCGGTTGAGATCGAGGGACTCCAGCCCCGTGGCGCACTTCAGGAGCTTCACCAGCAGCGCGCCCGAAGACCACGCCGCCACCTCGGTCCCGTCATCCAGCCACGCAATGAAATCGCGCTTCAGCGCGGTGTAGATCTTCTTCTGCTCGCCGGTCAGACGGCAATCCCATTCCTGGACCGTGAGAGGCGGGAGGTCGAGACACTGATCGCGGAGACGAAGAAGGAGCTTGTCGCGCCAGTTCTCCGTGCGGAAGTCGTCCCACGTCTTCGCGGGGTGTAGCGAGCCGATCTCCTTCGCCTGCGGGTTGTAGTGCGACTGCTGGACTTCGAACCACTCGTTCACCCATCGCCAGTAGGAGCCGAGCCGCTTGCCAGCCTTCGCTTCCTCCGGGTAGAGGAACTGGAGCGTCATGAAGGCTTCGTGCGCCCAGTTCTGGATGGGGGTACCGGTCGCCTGCATGAAGCGTTCGTAGCGAAGCTGCTTCAGCGCGTGGACCCAGGACGTCTTGCGCCCCTTCAGGTAGTGCGCCTCGTCACAGATGACGGTGCGGTACTGCTTCCGGTACTCCGGCTTCAGGTGCACCACCGGCACGTTGAATGCCGCACGCGCGACCTTCCCGCCTGCGCCCTCATACGTGTTCGAATACGCAACCTGCGTTGCGTCGATATCCGGTGCCCACTTCTCGATCTCGTCGTCCCAGGTTCCAGACTCGAGGACCATCGCGGGAGCGACGATGAGAACAGGTTCCTCAGCCGCGAGCAGCAGCTGAGCTGATTTCCCGAGTCCGGGTTCGTCCGCGAGCAGGGCAGTCTCCTGGCTGCGAAGCCAGTCGATGCCCTTGATCTGGTGCTGCATCAGAGGTGGCGGTGCCATAACCAAATTTTACCATACGCGGACCCTGAATGGAACCCGTCCGTACTAACCGAATTGGATGATGCCCGGGGGACAGACCGCCTTGATCCGCTCGCACAGAGGATCATCCTGGTTCCCCCGTCCGCTGTTCGAATTCGGATCGGCCGCGTGCCCTTCCGGGCCTACGACACGACCCGACTTAGGGTCCACGCAGTTCACTTTGATCACATCCGTACAGATGCGAATCGGTGGAACGACGGGTGGTCGAACGGGAGGGACCGTCACCGGCGGTACGGTCGGGGTAGTCGGTGGTGTGATCGGCGGGACCGACACCGTCGGCGGCGTAACCGGTGGCCTCGCGGTCGTCGTTGGAGGATTCGGCTGCGTGGCTGGGGGCCGACTGACCGGTGGCGGGGTCGGCGTTGGAGCCGGTCGCGGCGCAGGCGAAGGCCGGCGAGGAGTCGGAGTCGGCGTCGGCGTAGGAGCCGGTGCGGGTGAAGAGCCACCCGAGTTGCCGCTTCCGCCGCTGCTCCCGGAATCGCCGCCGCTAGTCCCGCCACTGCCAGACGATGGAGGCTCCTGGGAAAGACCAGGCACGTCGGAAGGCTTGAGATTCGTCTTGCGGATCGAACCGCGCAATTGCGCCCGGCACTTCGGATCCGCGACGCACACCTGGAGCGCATGCGATGCGGCACGTGCGAGCTGCTCATCCGTCGGAGGCGTCTCCAGACGTTGGATGCGCTTCACGTTGGCGATTGAGCGCTTGTTCGCTTGAGCAAGCTGCCGATTCGTCTTCGAGAACTCACTGATCTGGTGCAGGCCGACGAGTCCGAACACCGCGAGACCAGCAATGCTCAAACTGAGAAGGAAAGCGATTACGAACGAATGCCAGACGCGAACGACAAGGACACGGTTGAAGAAATACTTCATTTGCTCGGCCCCTGGGTGACTTGGGCCAGTTGGCCCTTGAAAGCGAAGTAGGCGGCGATAACGGGGAGGGAAGCGATGATCAACGTGACGAGAAGCGTCAAGAACTTCTCCCATCGCGGTGTCGGTGAGGTCTGGCCATCGATCTTCAAGCAGACCTCCTGAACAACTTCGAGTGTGCCCTTGATCGAATTGACCGAGGCGATGAGACCGTCGAGTAGGAGACGATTCGCGTCAGTCTGCTCCTCGACTTCAGCGAGTCTCGTGTCATGCCTGGCCCGCCACTCTCGGGCTTCGGCCTCATGATGTGAAAGTGCCTTCTCGACTTCGCGGGTCGAGGGCGGGACATCGACGTCCGTCTCTCGGCGACGCCAATGCGTATCTTCAGAATCGCCCGTACGTCGCTCGACGTTGGGCCAGTCCTCGTCTGGCTGCGGACCTAGAGCCATCCCGGCTCCCATCTACTACTGCTTCGTCGGATTCGATAGGACCTCTGCGTAGGTCGAGTACTTCGCCTTGATCGTGCTGTAGTTCGAATGCGTATCGCGCAGCGCGTTGTAGTTCACGCCGGTCGTCATCGCGTGTGCCATTACGAATCCGTACGGCTTCTGTTCCTTCAACGCTGCGAGAACGGCTGCGGGGTTCGGAGTTTCGGCCGCGACGGTGGTGACTGTATATCGGTAGCGCGAGCCGTGTCGCTCGACGAGGTAAACGGTCTTCGTCCCGATCAGGTACTGCTGAGCCGCTCCGACGATCGCGCCGGGTGTCCCCCTGCGGAAGCCATCCGTCGACTTCCAGCGTGCCCGCTGTGTATCGGTATCGAGACCCGCGCGAGCTCGAACGCCGCTGAACTGCATCCCCCAGGGGATCCACTCCTCGGGCGCGCGATCGGCATCCACGATGGACGAGTAGCCGGGGCCGTCGTCCGTATCGCGAATGATGTCTTCGACGACCTGCAGCTGCCCTGCCCAGGACTCGACGACCGTGAGGACATCCCAACGCGCGTCCAGGGTATCCCGACGTGCCCACGGGCCGAGGCTCGCGTACGCTTCCTCAGCTGCCGCCGATACTGTGGGTCGGACTGCCACTAGGTCACCGTCCCAGTGATCGTGCCCGGCTGCGCGAGGGGCGCGACGCCGGTGATGGACTTGTCAGTCGCGTCCTGCGCTCCGCCGTTGAGACCGAAGACCAGGGTGTCCCAATGGTCGAAACCATCAACACCGTTCAGCACAGCGGACAGGTCCTGGAAGCGCACGACCGTGTTCTGCGACCACGGATTCGCCTGCGTCCGGCCCCAGTTCGCGGACGAGAGGAAGTCCGAGATCGCGTTCTCCGCCGCCACCTCGACGGATGCTGCGTCGGCTCCCTGCTGCGACACGCCGGTGAAGGTGACATCGACGGTGGTCCTCGTCGGGTCCACTACGCTGATGATGAAGTTCACCTCGCGCATGGCGTTCAGCTCGTTCGTGACAGCGGTTTTCACTGCGCCGCTGACATTCGCACCGGTGGCGGAGTCCACCATCGCCACGCCAACCATGCCTTCGTTGTTGAGGGTACCGTCCAGCGCGTTGTATCCATCGAGCGCGAGGACGCGAACATCGGCCCCGTTCTGCGCCGCGATGTCCCTCGCCATGATCTGATAGTCCGGCCCGAGTACGAGCGAGGGCTTGTAGATTGTCAGTCGACTGGAGAGCCGATTGAGGTATTCGTCGTCCGTCTCGCCATCCGTCGCGCCGGTGGAGATACCCAGTGCGGTGATCGAACTGACCCACGCGATGGACTCTGCGTTAGCGATGGATGCGGCAACTCCGCCCAATCCGTTCTCGTCCTCGCCCTCATTCGAAGCTCGGAGAGTGACGGGCGTCGCGATGAGCGTCGGCGAGGCGACGGTGACTTCGGAGATCGTCTCGAAGGAGTGCGGCTCCCCGTTGTCGTCGTCGATCGTGACCGTAGTGCCGATCGGGATCGTACGGCCAGCGGGGTTCGTACTAAAGTTCCACGTCGAGTCGAGTGTGGCTCGCGTTGCGTCGATCGGCGGGATCCCGAGCACGCTGCGCCCGTAATAACGGAAGATCGCGCGTGGTACATCGGTCGCGACGTCGCGCGCCTCCGCCACCATCCGAGCGCAGACCGCGATCATCCACGTCTCGAGATTCCCTTCGTTCGGGACCCAGTCCGGCCACTGCGACTGGATGTAGTCGTACGCCTCCTGCTGGAGGAAGTCAGGATCCGAACCCGCGTCGAGCGGATCGTAGATGTAGTCGCCTACGAACTGATCAGCCATCCTGACTCAGCACCTCGATTCGGATTCGGTCGAGCATGTCGACGAGTTCGGTACGCGTCACAGTCGCGTTTGCACGCGGCTCCCAGGTTGCGATGATCTGACGGACCATCTCCAGGCTCGTCCCGCCCTGAATGAAGAGCGGATCCGGAAGGCCGTAGTCCGGAAGCTCGATGCGCTCTCCGCGTTCCGTAGTCAGGAGCACCTCGATGCAGTCGAGGATTTCGTCGTCCATGTCCTGCTCGACGACCTCGACGGTCTTCCCGTTCGCGGTGCGACGGAAGGGGAAGCTGAAGTGAGGGATATCAGCCATTCGGCCACCACGCTAGGACCCAGACTTCCGCTGTACCAGCGATCTCGGACTCCGCGAGACCGACTACACAACGGTCGCCCTCTTCGGGGATCACAGTGCTACCTCCATCGGTGATTCGCGGCATCCACGGAGCGGGACCCCACTTGATATCGGGATCGAATGCATCGATGACGACTTCCAACTGGCTGTCGACGCTGCTGGCGTCCTCCGCGAAGTGACCGGCATAGAGGACGAGATCGTCCGAGCTCCTCTTGCCGGAGACGAGATCAGAAGGGCTAGCCATCAGGGATGAACTCCGATGTGGACGTGATCGGTGTGGCCGACGCTCGGACCCCACAGGACCTGAACGCTGTACGTCCTGCCGCCGTGCTTCCAGCTATATCGCGTGTACGTACCTCCGCCACGGGCAAGAGCGGATGCCGACGGACCGGCGTGACCGACTGCGCTAACTCCACACAGCTTGAAGGCTTCCTCCGCCATGCGCGTCCCGTATGGATTCGGCCAGTTCCCGCCGTGGTTCGTCGTGTTGAGGTCCGCGCCTTCGCCGGTCCAGTGATCCGACTGCAGGTTCGACGATGAGAACTGCTTGTGGCGGGAGAACGTGTTGGTGTATATCGTGTGACCGCACGCGCCCGCGAGCTCCTCCAGGAAGGCCATGAGATACGGCTTCGGCTCAACGCGCTTCCCGTCCGGACGCGTCGTCTGAGCTTTGTAATCGCCGTTCCCGGAATCCTGCTTGACGTATGCGGTCTCGCCGCCCTGAGTCTTCTTCGATCCGGAACCTCCAGAGCCACCCCTTGTCGCGAGCTCGCTTCGAGGTTCGGCGCGAGGCATCATCGGCTGCTGAAGAGTGAGTGTCGACTCTTTCGAGAACAAGTCGCGCGTCCTGGAGAACAGAAGCCAACGACCTTCATTGGCCTTTCGATTCGAGAGCGGTCCCAAGTCTTCGATGACCCCGACAATCCCGACGTTGAAGCCCGTGAGGCTGCGGTCTCGACAGGTGGCGGTGACTCGCGCCACTTCCTTCCGGTAGTCCCAGTCGAAATCGATGTTCGAGCAGTAGACAATGTCGAATACGCCGGTCTTCTTCGGCTTGGGATTTCCAGGCACGGTCTGCTCGACCAGCATCGAATCATGTTCCTTGATGCGGAACTGCGCTGGCTGCTTGAACAGTGCGGTCTCGGGCCAGAAGAAGAAAATCCCGTCCTGCATCCACGCGCGCCACTTGACCTCATCGGCCATGCGCTGGATCGCATCCCAGTAGTTCTCGTCCTTGTCGACCTTGAACTCGTATCGCTTGTAGTACTGCTTTGCGCTGGTGGAAGCGTCCTGCCCACCGGTAGTGCCGCCCGATCCCTTCTCCCACGCGGCCAGGATCTTGTCGGCTTTCCCACGGAACTTATCGTAGAAGGGCGCGCCACTCGCGTCGGAGATCTCCACTGCGAGAGCGATCGCACCGGGGGAAGCACCGGGATTCGCCTTGGCGTATCCGATCGCGCCACCAGCGAGGAAGGATCGACCTCCGACTAGAAAGTGATGCGACTGAACGTCAAGCTGATCCGGCGGGATCTGATCCGACTGGAAGACCCCCTTGTGCGTCCCGTACACGTGATCGACAGCGGCCTTGCTCCAGTTCGACTCGCCAAACCCCGATACAAGGCCGGCGAGTCGCGGACGGTCCGTCGCGCCGAGCAAATCGCACTCGGTCAGGAACACAGCGATGTTCTCCAGCTGACCCTTCTGGACCCCGAGCTTCTTCCAATCGCCAGGCGAGAACCCGCCACCGGCGTCGTCCTGCTTGTCATTCTGCTTCTCCCGAGCCTTCCTCGCTGCCCGGGACTTCCTCTTCTTCTCCTCCTCCGTGATCTTCGCGATCGCTCTCTTCACGTGGAGCTGGTAGATCCCGGTGTGGATCCGACGCTGCTTCACCGAGCGAATGAGTCGCAGGATGTATTCGCCTCGCGTTGTCCGTGCTCGCGAAGCGGCTTTCCTCGGCCCCTTCTTCGCGCGGAGCCACGCTACGTCCCGGTCTTCGAACGTGAAGACCATGTCGTCGCCCTGCTTGGCCATCTTGACGAGCCGGAACCACCATCCGTCGAGCTGAGCGTCGACGGCTCGAAGCTCTCCGTCGTCGTCCTCCAGCGCGCCAGACTTGAGAATAGCTCGCGCCTGGTCGTGGACCGTGATGGTGACCTGAGCAGGAGCATCAAGGCTAAAAGTAATCTCCCCCGCGATGATAGAGTTGCGGACGTTGATGTCCTTGGAATCCTTGTCGACGATGTCGAGAAAGAAGGCGCCAAGCTCCTCGTCGCCAATCAGGCTCGTGGGGCTGGGCTGTGTGTTCTTCGTCGCAGCAGGTTTGCTATGATCGCTGGTCCCCTCCTTCAGACCCTTGAGGACCTCGTCGTGGATCAGTTTTGCGCGGTACTGGTAGCCCGACGCCGTGGCGTGGATACTGTCCCCACCGAGCTGGACCTTCCCTGATCGGACGGCGTGGTACCAGTCGACGATCCGGAGATTCTTCTTCGATGAAGCCTTGCGCCTGAGGACGGCGTTCAACTGCTCGTCGCTCGTGCCACCCAGATCGGGTCGACTGATGTTGACCCAGAACACGAGCGCGTTCGGTGCCCAATCGAGGATGTCGTCGATATGCTGCTCGAACGCACCCACGTCCGTATCGTTCGTCCCGAGCTGAACGATGAGCGTATCCGGCTTGGACGTGCCAGTGAGATCGTTGTATCCCTGTGCGGATGTCCGCCCGACCGCCGCCCGGCTAGTGAAATTCCCGAAGAGCTTATCGAGGTAGGGAGCGGAACCGACAGCGAGCGAATCGCCCTCGCTGACGACCTTCCCCATCTTTCTCCGGGTCTCGACAGCCATCAGGGAATCTTCAGCGTGGAGCCGACCTTCAGATTCTTCGGATCACGAATCTTGTTCGCATCCGCGATCTTCTTCCACTTCCTCGAGTCGCCGTACACGTCCTTGCGGGCGGCGATCTTCTGAAGCGTATCTCCCGGTTTCACCTTGTAGGTCTTACGACGCGCGCCCTTCTTGCCCTTCCCCTTCCGGGCCTTGTGCGCTGCCGATAGATTCTCGTCAGCGGTGAACACCGAGATCACCATGGTCCCACCGCAGGTGATCGGATTCCCAGCGGAGTTGTAGAAGAACTGCGACTTCTCCCACGTCAAGGAATCCATGAAGAACTTGTTCTGCGACGCGTGATGGGCGTTGTGCGGAATCAGCGCTTCCGGCGTCGAGGTGACGGAGAAGAGCGGGGGCTCTGGATCGTCGATATCGACACCGGCGAGCTGTTCCAGGGAACGGATGCGATCGCGAAGCTCCATTCCCTCGTCCTCGCGCGCACGCTCGCCCATACGAAAGTCGATCGTCAAGGAGAGAGTGTCGCGACCGACCCATTCGGTAAGCGCGCCCATTCTAGGCCTCGCGACGCGGCTCCAGCCCCCGTATCCCGCCGTGACTATGACCGGACCATCTGCCCACCCGGTGACGGCCAGCGCGGCACGCCCTCCGGGTGGGTCAATTTCCGTAAAGGTCCAAGTCCCCGGCTCACCCAATTCCCCCGGCGCGTAGAACCCTCCGGTGAGCGGGTCAATCGGCATCCGGGAGCCTCTTGCTGATGGCGAGTACCTCGACAGTCCCCTTGACCGTCACCGTCACTCCCATTACCTGAAGCGTGATCTTCGGGATGCGGATGAGATGTCCCTGTGCGACTGGCATCAGCGCTTCCTACCCTTAGCAGCGGCATCGTCTTCTGCCTCGTCCGCCACCGCCTCCGCAATCTGACGGCCACGCAGGTAAACCTTCGACACGAGGACCTTCCGGGAGTCTCCGATCTCGACGGAGGAATGCGTCGGCGCGGAGATCGCTGCGGTGAGCGGCTTGACGACGACGGAACCGCCCGGCGTCAGCGTGTTGAGCTCCGGACCCGCCTCGCCAGTGATCCATGATCCCATACCCGAGACCACGCCACCGGCGGCGAGGAGAGGGATCGGATCGTCCGGGAGTGGAATCGGACCCAGGTGGTTCGGGAGCGCGTGATTGAAGTGCCCTGCGATCCAGTTGTAGACAGCCTTGCCGATATCGCCGGCGAAGCCGAGCCCCGATCCGATCGCCTGCAAGAACCCTTCCCTGAGCGCGCGCCACAGCTTCGTACCAGCGTCGAACAGTCGACCCCCGAGACCGGCACCCGTCAGCCAGCCGAGGACGGAGTTCCATGCGGATCGTGCACCGGGCAGGATGCTACCGGACAGCTTCCCGAACCACCCCACGAGACCGGATATCTTACCGATCACAAATCCAAGAATACGCCCCGTGGCTGAGATCGGAGCGTATAGAGCGCGGAATACGAATCCGAGAGGTCCGAGCAGGATGGTGAGCTCGCCGATCTTGCTCAGGAGCTTGAGGATCGGACCGCCGACTAGGAACCCGATGACCTTCCCGAGGAATTCGAGCTGACTCTTGTTATCAGCAGCCTTATCGCCGAGCCAGCCGAGCAGTGGTGTGACGATCTTCAACACGCCGATGAAGAGTTTGAAGATACCGAGCAGGTTGCCGCCGATACCTTCTGCGATGCCCTTGATTAGGGGCCTCAGGATGTTCGTCCAGAACGGCTTCATGGGAGCGATCGCGTCCTTGACCTGGCTCCATCCGCTCTTCATCATATCGAAGAACTTGGTGTAGAGCGGCATCGCCGCACGACCGAACTTGAAGAGGAATCCGATGACTCCGGCGAGGATGCCGACGAAGGACTTAGTCATATCGACCGCATCCTTGAAGAAGCTGACCAGCCCAGATCGCCCGCCTGGAGCCGACAGGATATCGTTCCAGTGGTTGATCACGTCCGTCAGACTGACGACTAGATTGTCGCCTTCCTTCTTGCCGCCGGTGAACACGGTGACCATCAGACCACCGACCGCCTTCAGTAAGTTGAACCAGTCCTGCAGGCTCTTGATGAAGGGATTGAGGTCCGCGTTCGTCGCCCAGTCCAGGAAGCTCTGCGAGATCGACTGCATCCCGTCGGCGGTCGGCCCCAGGAAGGGGAGCATCCGGGTGATCAACCGGAACAGCCCGAGGAAGACGTTGCCGACTGCGATACCTATCGGGCCGGCGATCTGACCGAAGATTTCGAAGATTGCCTGAAGGCCGTTCTTGATCTCCCCACTCCCGAGGACGTGACCCCAACCTTCGAATACGCCGATGACCGCATCCGTAGCTTTCCCGATCAGTGTGCCGAGGAACGGCATGTTGATCGTCAGCCAGTCGAACAGACGGGCGAACAAGCCCATCATCTTTGCAACCGACGGGGATACCGCGCCTTCGAACGTGTCCCGTAGCTCCTGGAACGACTTGACGGCGTCGTAGACCGCCGGTCCGCCGTTGTTCGAGATGACACCGATCAAGCGGCTGAAGGCCGTCTGCGCCTGAGTGCTGTCCCGGCCGAAGGAGACGACTGCATTACGCCACGTCTGGAAGCGCTCGTTGACGGCGGTGAAGTTCTTCATGAAGTCGAAGGCCACAAGGCCGACGGCTCCGAGTCCAGCACCAAGGACACCCGTCAGCGCACCGGCGAGCAGCCCGGCCCCGATCGCTGCTGCGGCGAATGACGCAGTCACCGCCACCAGCGCCCCGCCTAGACCGACAATCAACGGAATCGCTGCGACGGCGGCAGTGGCGACTGTGCCAATCGCGAATCCGAAGATACGGGTGCGCGGAGTGAGATCCGACGCCTTCTCACCGAATGCCGACATGGCACCGGATAGCTTCTCCATCGGCGACTCGCCTTCCTTGGCGGCGCGATTGATCTGCTTGATATCACGTGCAGCCTGGTTCGCGTCGCGGGAAAAGCGACGGCGATCGCGCAGACGGAGCCAGGCTGTGATGTGATTATCGGCCACTTACTTCTTGCCCTTCTTCCGCCCACGCTCCTTCGCGTCGGCGTACTCCTTGACGATCTTGCGAGCGAGGGAGTCCAGGATACCGTCCAGGACTTCGGAGCCTTCCTGTCGGATGGCCTCGTAGAGCGCAAGCTCGTCGCCGTCCTTTGACAGGATCATCCTGTCAACGGGAAGCCCCATGAGGCCGGCTTCGGCGAGCGCGCGAATGGTGCCCTCGCCCGCTACTGAGGGTCCTCGACGGGTCGAGACGTGTCCTGCATCCATCGAGCGATCTTCTGCGACAACGTCGTCAACGAGATCGTGTTCCACTTGAGCAGGTACATCAGGAGCTCGCGTCCGGTGTTGATCTCGACGACGTTACCCGCCTCGTCGCGGGGGTCGAGTTGCGCCGCGAACGACATATCGTCGAACCCGAACGCAACGCGCTCCTCTTCCTCGGTCTCCTCGTCGCGGGCGATGATGCCCGTACACGCGTCGATGAGGAAGTCCATATCGGTCTCGTTGCCGATACGCGCCATCTCGCGACGATCGCGTCCCTTGCCGGTGAGCTGCGCCTGCCGGGCACGCGACTGCACGTGTCGGATCATGTCGTCGATCTTGTCGCGATCGAGAACCTTCATGGTGGCGAGGAGCTCGCCGTTCCACGAGGGAATCGCGAACTCCTGCGTGTCCTTGACGAACGACCGACGCTTCTTGACCCGGTCGAGGACGGATCCGGAACCCGACGCCACCTCGGGACCAGTGGCGTCGGGATCGTGTGCAATGATCTCCGGATCGTCGGTATGGATGGTCATCAGGCCTCCCCTGATTGATCTACTGCGTGACCGTTGCGCTGGAGATTTCCAGCTCGTACATTGCGGCGTCCGAGGACTCCGAGTCGTGCTCCGGCGGGGTCAGCTGCTTCAGCTTCCCCCTGTAGACGAGCGGACGGCCCGACGCGACGCCGTCGACCGTGATCGACGTCTTCGTGACGGTGACGTCCGCCTTGCCGATGCCACCCGCGAGCCACCCCATGTTCGGGTGATCGCGAGAGAGATCGTACAGGCGTCCGACGGTGACGTTGTTCACCGTGCGGCGTCCGCCGAGGCTGATCTGCTGGCCGAGACCTCCCGGCCAGAACTTCGTCTCCTCGGAGTCGATCTCGCCTCCGGAGAAGGAGTCGAACGTGCCGAGGTCCTTCGCCGTCCCGCCGTACGAGACGGTGACCGTGACGTTGTACTGATCCTGGCGGCTCATGTCACACGGCCTCCGTGACTCGGACCTTCACGAGTTCGAGGATGACTTCCTCGGCGAACTCGGAGACTCGCAGCGCGATGTTCGCGTGGAGCTCACCTGCCGCGATCGTGACGTCCGTGTTGACGTTCGGCCCGACGTCGACCCGGAATGCTTCCTCCGGGGTGATGCCGTACAGCGATCCCTGCGACCAGAAAGGAAGCAGGACGCCGGTTAGCGCGCCGCCGAACTCGTTGATGGTCTGCCGCTGCCCATCGAGCTGACGGAAGACGTAGCGCTCCATGACGGCATCGGCCTGGGCCTGGATCGCCATGAAGAGCCTCGCGTTCGAGAGGTTCTTCCAGTCGGGATCGGTGACCGGATCGGCGAGCGTCCGGTAGCCGTAGACCCGGACCCCGTCGTACATCGGGCGCAGGATGTTGATGCCGTTCAGGTTGAACGTCGTCCTGTCCACGTCGATGTAGTTCTGGCTGACGTTCAGCCCCTCCTCGGATTCGCCGAGGAGGCCAGCAGCGGGCTGGTTCGGTGTGACGCCCTCCGCATCGCGACGGGCCATGAGGCCGGCGACGATGGCGGACGGGGCGATGGTGCGGTTCGCGCCACCGGTCGTGAGCGGCGGAACGACGACGTTCGGAGCGAACATCGCGCTGTACCGCTCCTGGTTGGCGGTGATACCGGCGATGGTCGCAGCAGCCGTCAGCGTGGCGGGAGTCGGCGTGTCCGGACCGTCGATAATCGCGATCCGGTTGTTCGCTTCCGCGTGAACGGCGAGCATCAGCTGCTGCGACGGCGTGATCCTGCCGGGGGCCGACACCTGGCCGGGACCGAGATCCCTGGCGAAGGTGAGCAGCGCGGCACTGAGAACGGGATCGGTTGCGTCAGCGGTCCGTGCGACGAACATCTCCGCCCCGCGCTCCTTGAAGAAGAACTCGGCGGCGTCGTACATCACAGGACTGGAATGGGCGGCTCGAGAGCCGAATCGGGTCGCGTACTCGCTGAGGCTCTTGACGGACTTCCGGACCCCACCGGGGTCTGAATCGGTCGTACCTGTGATGCCTGCAGCGAACCACGGACCGGTACCCGTACGTGCGGATCGCGCAGGGCGGGCCGTCGTACGAGTCAGCGTGGTGCCAGGTCGCGCCATCTACGTGGCCTCCTGCTCGATCATGGGTTAGGAACCTCCAGCGGGTAGGATTGTGGTTCGGATCTTGCTCCGATCTGTGATGACGGGCCAGTCGCCGGTAGGATCCGGATCCGGGATCGGGTCCCCGCCACCATCCACCGGTGGCGGGGTGATCGGACCGGCACTCCTCGTGATGACGTCGTCTACTTCGACGCGGAACAGTTGGCGGGTCGCGCGGATCGTTCGCTCGTCCCCGCTCGGGATATCGTCGTTCCGCGTACCGAGCCAATCTACGCCGCGAACGGTCCCCCCGAGGGCTAAATCAAGACTCTGGTTGTGGACGAGGCACGCCTTCGCTGCAGCCCCCAGACGGTACGCAGCCCGTCGCGCCGACACCGCGTCCAGCGAGGACGCCACCGTCACAACTCCGATGTCGTAGGGCGCGCGGTACTTGCGGGATCCCGTCTTCACTGGCGCGTCGTCGGTGCCCACGCTGATGGCGAGCACCATGGGGAGCTGGTCCTCGGGGAACGCAGTGAAGTCGGTGTGCACATCGTAATGCATCGGACGCGTGTAGTAGCCGACGGCGAGTCCGAGCTGCGCCTCGATATCCGCAAGCTTCTGCGGGAACCAGAGCTTCAGAGTCGCGATAACCGCGTCTTCGATCTGGTCGTCCGTGAGGACGCGTCCGCTTACCGTACCCACTGACCCGTCTCCTCGAAGAGCCACTCGCGGATGTCGGCGTACATCTGGCGGCGGTCGCGCTCGCCCCATTCGATGATCGGACGGGCGGGCATGCCGGGCCGACTGACACCGGTGAAGGTGAATCCCGATCGCGGGTCGGTACCCGTCTGATGGAAACCACCGATGCGAGCCTGCTCGCCGTCTACGTCGAGTGTGACGCGATCGGGGGTGACGCGCACGTTGCCGGGATCGGTCACCGCGAGGAGGAGATCGGCATGCTCGATCAGGATCGGCTGACTGGATCCACGGCGCTTGATTGTTGCGAGCGCCAGCTTCTTCCACTTGTGCCCGAGAAACCGAACACCCTGACTTTCGAATTGCTCCTCGATCCAGGCGATCCACTGCTCGCCAATCTTCGCGAGGACCGGCTCCATCGTGCGAGCACGCCGCGAGATCTGGCGTAGACGACGTTCGAAGAACTCCTCGCCCGTGACGGTCCAATCGATCTCTACCACGGGTGCTCCATGCCGATGGCCGTAGTCGGGAACCCGCCGTAGGACGGGTACCCACCTTCGAGACCACCGGGATCGAGTGTGCCTGAGTCGTCCGTGTCGAGACCGAGGAGTGAGAGCATCTGCTTGAAGCGTTCGTCGTAGAGCGCCTTGAGCTGCTCGTACGGCGATCGACCTGTTGCTACCTGCTCCGGGAAGTATGTGAGCTCGACCTCCAGCGCGACTCCAAGCGCTGCGAGCTTCGCCACGGCCTGCCGGTACGCATCCGGATTGTCGCCTGGTGCATCCGGCACTACGCCGAAGACGGCGGAGAAGGTTGGGAACTGATCGTCAATGAGCAGGGTCACCTGCTCAGCGGTCGGACGTGTCTGATCCTGCGCTGCTGACGCTGCAGGATTGAAGGTGCCCGCTTCCGCTCCGCCCCTCGTCTTCGTGCGTGCACGAAGCCATGCGCCAACGGTGGCGACGGTAGGCTTGTAATCGGAAACGGGCACCTTGTCCTCGAGCCGAAGCTACGCCGGTGCGTCGCCGGCGAGATCGCCGAGCTTGTCCGTCAGGCCCTTGCGCGGCTGCTGGCCGGTCGCGAGATCCTCGGCCTGGAGGATCTTCCGCGCCGTAGCGGGATCCTCGTTCGCGGCCTCGACGAGCTCGTCGACCGTCGGCTTCTCGTTCTTGATGTACTCCGCGACGTCCTCGACCGATGCCGTCTCGACGGACCACGCGCCCGTCGCCTCGGCGAGGCCCTCGTCGGTGTCGGTCTGGATGGCGTTGAAGCGCTGGGCGCGCTCGAAATCGACGTCGGAGAGCTTGACCGTGTCGCCTCGCTCGGCGATGCGCTCCTGGCGCACCTGCCGACCAGTGACCGGGTCCTCGATGTCGACGTAGTAGGGGAAGGCCCTGATCTTGATCGTGACCTCGTTCGAGTACTTGCTATCGTCCGCCATGCGGATCAGCTCCTTCCGGGATCAGCCCGCGAGGCCCGTGAACTTCAGGACCGCGTAGGGGTTCGTGACGTACATGACGGGTCGGACCGACGCCTGGACCCAGGTGCGCTCGCGCTCGGGTTCGCGCCAGGTCTCGGTGCCGAGCGGCTTCTCGACGCGCATCTCGCCGGTGGTCGTTCCGGCGACGACGTACGCCGTGCCTGCCGCCACTCGGTTCGAGACGTAGACGTCGATGTTCAGGGAGCGCAGGGCTTCGCGAATACCCGAGGCGCCGTACAGCACGACGAGGTTCGTGTACTCCTGCGGGTTGAGAAGCCACAGCGTGTAGTTGACGCCGAGCTCCTGCACATCGGCCAGCTTCTGCGCGAGAGCGAAGTCGCGGAACGGCAGGTTCTGACGAGTCGACAGACCGGCGTCCGGGCCGACGTCCGTGGCGATCGACCAGTTGCGCCCGACGGCGACCTGGCCGGACGCCGTGATCGACGCCTCCAGGACCTCGATGCAGCGCTGGTTGATCTTGCGGACAATGGTGTTCGACAGCTGGCGGATCTGGTTCGTGAACGCGGCGGAATTGTTGCGATCGCGGGTCTCATCCGCGATCCAGACCTTGCCGCCCCACTTCTCGACGATCGCGACCTTGGGCTGCGGACGCTCACTGGTGATGATCGGGAACTCCATCCCGACACCGACCTGCTCCACGTCACGGTTCGTGTACAGGTCGTTCAGCACGGCCTCGTCGTAGATCACCGCGCCGCCGGTGACGCCACCGGCTGAAGCGAAGATCCGGTCCGCGATGAAGCGCTGGAGTGTGAGATCCATGATCATGCGGGTGACGCGAGTCGGCTGCTGCAGCATCGTGTCGACGGTGATCGTCGTGCCGGTGACGACCGGCGGACCGAGCGGATGCGGCACTGCGGCGGGGTTCGCCGCCTGGATCACACGACCGGCGATGATGCCAGAGATGTGATCCTCGTCGGGGGTATGGGTGAGAAGGACGGCGCGCAGCATCTCGGCCTGCGTCGCCCTCACCCGCTTCACGCGCTTGATGGCGCTGGTGGTCATCTGGTCCTCCCGGATCAGAGGTCGAGGGCGACGATGGCGATCTGGCCAGCCGCCGTTGGGCTGTTGAGGACGACGCCGCAGGTCACGCCTGCGGCGAGAACGACGGCGCGACCGGTGCCGTCCGACTGGACCTGCGCACCGGCGGTGATCGCCGCACCGGCCTCGACCGGAACGACCTTGTGGCCCCGCATCACCGGGATCTTGCCGCCGACCGTCGGCTGGTCGTACGACGAGACGCCGAGCGGCTTCTCCGCCGCTGCGCCCGTCGCATGGATGACGGGGATGTTGCCGCCGAGTCCATCGGTCGCCAGCGCCTGCGAGCCGACGTCCTTGTTGCCGCTGATCTTCAGAAAGCGGCGTCCGATGACGGCGGCACCGGCCTTGCCGGTGAGATCGTCACCGGGGTCGGAGTATGCGATGCTCTCGTTGGCCGGCATCAGCTCTGCTCCATCGTGACCGTGGTGTCGCTGTTCGGCTGCCCGTGGACCTCCGGGAGCCAATCAGCCGGGTACGCCTCGGCGGCGACGGTCCCGCTGGGATCGATGCCGCGCGCCTCGACGGGCACGAGGTTGTCGGCCAGACCGCCCTGATCGACCGAAGCCGTCAGGAGGTGACGGAAGGTGTCCCGCGTGTTGGGATCCTTCAGCCGGGCCTCGTAGTACGAGCGCTGCGCCGGGAAGACCTTCCCCTTACGGCACGCTTCGGCGAGCAGCTGCATGTCGCCGCTCTGCTCCTCCGCCGCCGACTTCGTGGCGAGGGCCGTGACGTTCGCCTGCATCGACTGCCACGCAGCAGCCGGGACCGCGATCATCCCCGCCGGAAGCGCGGATGCCGCCACCGGTGCCTCGACCGGCGTCGGGTTGAGCACGTCGTTCGCGTTCGGATCCGGCTGCTGATCCGGCGACGGCGTCTCCGGCCTCGTGTTCGCCGGGACCGGCTGCGTCGGCGGCACAGACGGATCGACGGACGGTGCGACGGGACCGGGTCCGGGAGCCGGTGCTTCCGGATTGTCCGGCACCTGATCTGGCGACGGGACCGCCGCCTGGAGCTCCGCCATGCGGGTGCGAACCTGATCGTCGGTCGCGTCCGCCGGGAGTCCGATGTTCGCCCTGAGCTGCTCGGGCGTCATGGATACCTCCTGGTTGATGTGATCCGGACGCGAGTCGGCCCGGTTTGCGAAGACAGCGCCGACCTCATGGTCGTACGTCATCCCCTCGGTGATGGCAGTGCGTAGATCGGCTTGCGCCTTCAGCGTCTGCGCGTTCACGTACTTGATCTTCACCTCGGCGGGATCGCCGAAGCTCACTGCCTCCCCCGAGATCTCGAACGACGCACGGAACAGATGTCCCTCGTCGTCATCGATGATAACCTCGTTCGGGTCCAGTTGGATCGCGCGGATCCAGGACCATGAACTGATGTCCATCTCCCCGAGAGCCTCGTAGAAGGCCCGTCGGACGTCGTCCACGTTGACCTGCGCGGTGATCGCGCGGGCCGCTGCGACGGTCATTGATTCCTCCTTCACCTCGACGCCCTCGGGGCCGTCTTCGCTGAACAGGGACTCCAGGTCGTCGAGCGTCGATACACCCGGCCACGTCACTCCGAGGAGCGCCATATCCGTGATCACGAGTTTCCAATTGTGACCCGTCACCGTGGTGGCGCCCTGGAAGCCTTCGATGGAACGGTTCGGATACGCGGAACTGAGGATCCGAGCGAGCCAGGTCGGGCATCCCTCGATGTCACCGACCAGCGTCATCCCGTTGTCCTCGACCCGCATGTTGACGATCTTGCCGAGTGCAGGTTCGGCGGATCCCGCCGGAGTGGCGCGACCTGCGTGGAACCGATCGTCATCCGGATGACCGAGCCACACACGAGGCGACTTGATCGCGGTGTCGCTCTGCGACGCCACAGCCTCGATGAGGTCCTCGGGAGTGAAGGTGGCGGGACCGCTTGCGAGCGGATACTCGATCCCGACCGCGCATACATCGACGTTGTAGACCGTCGAGAGGAGTGGCTCTTCGTCGAGCGGTGCGAACGTGACTTGTCGCGACTGGACGGTCATGCCGACGGCTCCCGGACTTGGGAGTAGACCTTGATCAGCATGCCCCGGCAGCGCTCGCGCCCATCACAGTCCTTGTAGTGACCCGTCGGGTAGTCCTTCTCGGCGTCGGTCACAGTCAGGTACTGACGTCCATCGACCGCAACGCACTTCGAGCAGGTGTTGGAGTCTAGGAGCTCCGATGCATGAATTTCACCAGGTTCGGAGTCCCGTAGGAAGACGATCCTCCTACCCGCGTTAATGGAAGCTTGTACCGCGCCTCCTAGGACGTCCTTCTCATACGTTCCGGTGAGCTCGCGAAGGTGCTGCGCGACAGCCTCCGCCACCTCGGCGGGTGAGAGGCTTCCGCCGGTTAAACGGATGGCTTCGCGCGACGCACTTTGGGAGAGAGCCGAGCTGATTACTCTCGCCACCGCATCAGCTCGGGCGCGGAGCGCGGTCTCAGCATCATTGACGTCCTGGCGAGGGATCTCGACGCCCTGACTACGCGCCTCCTGGATCGCCTGATCCGCCCCGAGCGAAGCGACGCCCATGAGGCGGATGAGGATATTCGACGCGCCGCTCGGCTCAACAGACAGGTTCGCGAGAACGGCCATATCACCGGCGGCGTCGGCCACTGCATCCCGAAGGGCATCGATCTGGAAACTCTCCTCGAGTCGGACTTCCAGCATCAACAGATCCAGCGCGGAGTCGTACGACGAGTCGATCGCCGCGAAGTCGACCGCCGCCTGGATCTCGTGCTCGTAGGGCTGGCGACGGAGAGGCCGGGACGGAAGGAGCAACGGGGAGGCCGATTGCGCCTGGACCGCCCCGGCCCCCGTCTCATGCCCACCCGACGAGCGTCGGGCAGCTGCGCGGCGACGGGAGCGCCGGGGGTCAGGATCGAGATCGAGCATGGCTCGCGTCTGCGGATCGGTGACCTGAAGGCCGGTGTCCTCGCCATCGGCCTCCTGGAAGGCCTCCAGCGGGTGCGATCCTCCCGCATCAAACGCCAGGAGAGGAGCGTACTCCTCCTGCGGCCCTTCGTTCCACTCGACGTCGTCCTCGATGACGTGTTCGTTGAAGAGGTCGCAGAACCACTTGGCGATGGTCCACTGCGCGATCTGGGCGATGTCGAGGAACGTACCGCCGAGGGCGCGCGATCCCGAGTTCGTCTGACCGAGCATGTTGACCATCTGAAGGAAGGCTCGAGCCATCTCTTCGTTCTGCTGCTTGATGTACGCTACAGCGCCATCGCCTCCGGCGGCTGCTGCGAATTTGAGCTGTGCTCCGTGAGGGAGGGCCGCTCCTGCGGCTTCTCCCACCCGAAATCGTCGGGCAAGTGCATCGAGCTCTCGGATCTGATCACCGGATGCACCTTCGGGCGCATTAACGTATGGGATGCCACCCGCTCGTTCGATGTTGATTGCTCCAACGCGAAGCACCCTATCCTTGGTCAGGTAGTTGCGATAGACGCTTCGAAGCATGGACCGACCGGTCCAGTTCGCGCCCTCCCGATCCCACACGTACCAGACCGATCGGTTGATTCCGATCGGCGGCTTGTGCAGGTCCATGCCGATCTGACGGAAGCTCTCGAGGCTT